CTTTAGATGCATCTTCGGGAATTCTATTATCAGATGCTGTTAACATTTTATTTCTAGTCTCTCTTACCCACTCCCAACCATAGATTGTTTCATCAGGTTGCCACACAGAAAATCTTGGTGTCTTCCATCCACCTGCACCTGAGTTTAGAGTTGGATCCCAACCAAAACTATTCATGTCGTACACCTCAGCGAAGTGTGCGGGGTCTTCAATATATGGGTTAGGGTCTGATGAAGGACCTGCTTGAACCTCTATGTGTAAAGGACCTGCGATACCACCATACAATGCAGCAGCAGTTTCTGGATACAAATCTGCATCTAGATCAACCGCATATATGTCTGAAGGTAATGGATCTGGATAGTCTGACCTTGTTGGATCAACTGTATCAACTATCTCATCTGTTTTATTACCATTGACATCATACCTTAACCAGACCTTCAAGTTTTTAGGTCCGATATATGTTGCAACTCCTGCGTTTGCATCATCTTGTTCCTGTCCCAACCATTGCGTCGGTACTGGAAAGATAAATGTTTTATTTACTTGTGTAGCCATTGTTTGTTCGAGTGTTCTCTCTCATTTGTTATTTATATTATGACCAGTATGTTACAACAACTAGTCCACCTGCACCAAAACTTCCCCAACAGTTAGATCCCTCAGTACCTGCGGTAAATCCACCACCGCCTGGGAATAGTGCGTGACCGTAGCAACAACCAACAGTGTTACCAGAACCACATTTCGCACGACCTCTAACGAATGATGCACCCCAAGGACCTGGTACTGCACCTGTTTGTGGGTAGTGCTCAGTGTTACAGTACTGGTTAGCAGAGTCTGAACCGTTGATTCCACCGAGAGCGAAGTCCCAGTTACCACATACACAACCCTGTACCTCACTACGACACCAGTTACACTGTGATTGCATCTTACAAGTATAACACCATGATCCACACTTATGGTGACCCCATGCTCCACCTGTTGCACAGAAGTTATTTAAACCTGGACCTTGAACATATGTTGTACAACCACAGAATCCACAACCATTTCTACCAGTACAACAACCGCAACATGAACATCTAGTTGATGCTGCAGCACAGATAGTATATTGTGATGATCCTGCTGTAAAATCTCCTGTATGTGCATATAATGTCTTAATACCGTATGCTCCTGATCCACCTGGGTTATATCCTGATGAACAACATCGACCAGGACCTCCTGATCCTCCTCCACTTACTAACTCGAATTTAATTGTGGAAACATTTGAGGGGACAGTCCATAGAAAACAGCAACCACCATTCTCAGGACTCCAGTAGCAGCAATCGTAGTAATAGTTTTGTCTTACAACCGCAGTTGACAATCCAGTCGTCTTAGTTGAAGGCACACTAGCATCTATCAGAGCATTCGTCCCGTTAATTTTCTTATAAGTTTGATAGTCAGCCATTTGTTATACTCTATGGTATTAGTATTTAGAAAAATATGACAAAAGGGAGTCCTAGACTCCCATGAGAATTAAACTGTAATGATTCTCCAACCCTGTGATCCATCATAGAACACAAGTTCAAATGCAGCACCTTCAGTAGATACTGTTAGGTCAGAAGCGTCACCCATGATTGGGTTACCGTTTCTTGCAATCGTTAGGTTTTGTGTATCGAATGTCTTGTTGACATCGAAGATTCTAACACTGTCTCCTTTGACTGGAGATCCAGGTAAGGTAATTGTGAATGCACCACCTGATGTGTTACAGAATGCTTGTTGTTTGTTAGCAAGAGTAGTACCATTACCAGACACATCCACTGATGCGTATGCTCCTAATGGTAACCATGCAGCACCGTTATAGAATTCAATTGCGTTTGCGTCTGTATCATAACGAATACCACCTTCTATTAAGTCAGAACCTGTTGGTCTTGCTGCTTGTTGACCTCTTGGTGGAACTAATATTCCAGAGGTGTTGTCCATCTTACCTCTTGTGAGGAATCCACGAACTGCTTTCTCAGTTGGACATGCACCGTTTGAATCTCCTCCCATTGTCTCATCAGATGAGAACTCAGCGATAGATTCACCGATCTGTCCACCGATAGCACCCAGTTTCAACTCAGTCAAACCAGATAAGTTGAATGCAGATGCGTCCAAGGTAGCAGCACCAGTTAACTGGTTAACAGAGAAGTATTCTCCAACTCTGAAGTTACCTCCTTGGTCTGTCGATACAAAGAAGATTCTACCAGGTGCGACCACATTAGTTTCATTACCTTGAGAAGCATTGTTCTCATTTACATTTGGATATGTAGTTGCAGTAGTGTTACCTGTTCCTATTAATAGGAAGTCATGACCAGTCAATCTAATCTTGGAGAACTTACTTCTCATATTAAATGCCTGATTGTCATTACCTATGACAGGTGCAGATCCCTTGCCTGGTGCGATAGAAAGTGTTGCTCTACCATCACCAAGAGTGATTGCTTGATATGCAGTCTTACCGATACCGCCAGGTGAACCGATGTATGTATGAACACCAACTGAAGTTGATGGTACATTTTCTGTTGCTCTACCGTTACCAATAGTCTTAGTGTTTAATGTCTGTATCTCGAAGAATGTATTACCTACACCAGAGATTTGAATTGGGTTTCCTGCGATTGGGTCAGTTGCTCTTGGATAAGCAGATGACTGTGCGATTGCGGTTCCACCTGCAGGACATATGAATGCTAGTGATCCAGTCTTAACTTGTACAAAGTCTCCGAATGATAATCCATGTGACTCAACAGTAAAGACTGTCATGATACCAGACTGAGGTGTATACAATGCATCGTATACAGTTACCTTAGTTGGTTCGACAAAGTTAGTTTGTGTTCTAACAATGTAAGAACTACTGTCTGATTGACCCATGCCAACTGTGGTGAATCCAATTGCGTCACCGACCGTTGGTGCAGTTGTTAATCCTGTAACCTCTAGTAGAATATCTTTCTGACCTGTAACAGAGTTTGAAGCAGAGGCAATCCTCATGTAACCTGTACCACCTGCACCGACAGAATCAAGTTCTATGTTCTCGCCAGGTTTGAATACTGTACTACCAACACCGACTGCTGCGTTCACTGGGTTTGATCCAGTGTTACCCATTCCTGCAATATACTTGAAGTAGACAGCATCAGCAGAAGACTGATCGTTAGTTACAGTTGCTCTAGCACCTGATTCAGTACCACGCATAGTAGCACCAACAGCAATTGTTCCTACAACTGTACCTGCCTGTAACTCCATCTTGTCACCGAACAACTTACCTGGTCTTGCTGTCTCATGAGTAGAGAATCCTGCAGCAACAGAACCGTAAGTACCATAAGAGTTGTTACCAGATAGTGATCTAATTTCAGATCCATCATCAGAGAAGTAACCGAAAGCACAGTAGTAAGTGAAGCAAGATACAACCTCAGCAACTGCATCGTCTTCTAGCATGAATCCGACACCACCTGAGTTAATGTTGGTGAATGCGTCAAACACCATTGACTTATAACCTTTTCCTTCTGGGTTGAGATGATGTCGTCCACCCTCAATTAGAATACCTATCGCACCACCATGACCTGTGCCATCGTTGGCAACATCAGAGAAGGTAGTACAATCCTTCATGTAAGGAGATCTTGTTAAGATAGATTCGTTAGGGTTAAGTCTAATGTAAACACCACAAGCAGTAGTTCCAACACCAACTTTGTGTTGCATCTTATCAGTCGTGAATGGATCATTGACATCAAAGTCAAATCCTTTCAATCCCTTCATGGTAATTGACTGAATCGTTGTAGCGTCAGACACGAAGAACATTGTTGAACGATTGTTCGGTGTAACACCGTCAGTAGATACACCTGCAGCAGGTTCAACTGTAGTACCTCTAAGAACATCTCCTGCAATAGAGAAGTTTTTACCAAGTGTTATTGGTAATGTCTCTTTAAATGTACCTGCAGATAGTTTCAAGATAACTGGAGCTGCGTTGGTTACAACACCACCACTCACATATTCGTGTGCGATAGTTGAAGGACCTACACGAGTTACAAATGTATTAGAGTCAGTGATTGATTCTACATTGAAGTAGTAACCCTCAGCACCTGATGGGAATGTAGTTGATAGACCGTAGTTACAAGTGAACATCAAACCAACTAGTTTGATTTCTTGTCCTGCAAATAATCCGTGATTAGCAGCAGTTATGGTTGTGATACCAGTTGTTGCATCGTATGATGCTGTACTAATATCTCTTGTAGGATTAGTTGATGTTGATGCATAACTAATAGTCTTGAATGAGGTATCAGGTGTCTCTCCTGAGTTATTGTTATTACCTAACTCAGAGTCAACATAATATGTCTTAGTTAATTTACCTGAGAAGTTCCATTCTATCTCATCACTTGAACTAACTTTTAATACAGCACCTTGAGTACCGATACCCTGTCTTGTAGGACCTGTACCATTTCTTGTTAGTAAGTCACCCTTAGTTGTTAGTAGTGCTGCACTATCTCCTATAGCAAATGCTTGCCATATAGTAGAGTCTGTGCCTGGTGTTGTTCCTACATTGGTAGAAGCAACTGAGATGTATGCTGATGATGTGTACTCAGCGATGTCTCCTATCTCATAGTATGTGGAGGTAGAGTAAGTACCTGTCCAGTTAAATCCTCTATGTAATAGTGACCAACCATTAACACCTTTGTCTATTGTGGTGCTACCAATACCTGTTGGTCTTTGGAATGCATCAATTTTTAATATGTCAGCTTGATATGTGTTACCACCAAATCTTACAAGCTCACCTTTAGAATATTGTTGTGTCTGATCCCATGCATCGTTACCACCTGTACCGATACCTAAGTTAAGGAACTTCCAATCATTTTCACTTTCGTTAGGTTGGAATCCATATGGGTTTGTACTGATAGCAACATATGTTGAACCTTTATACTCAACAATGTCACCTCTTTGATATCTTGTAGTGTCAATATATGAACCTTCATTTACATATCCATTATCAAATGCTGCAAAGTTCTGCTCTGGTGGGAAGAATAAATCTGATCCGATTCCCAACATATCATGAGCAGATGTGTTACCTACACCAGTGGCAGTCTGATCAGCAGGTGATTGGAATGGAACTGTAGTACGATATCTTCTTGCTCCATAGGTAATAACATCATTAATACCATAATAAGTATTAGTTGTGTATGCACCAACAAAGTTAAGTCCCTCTTGGAATAGTGCCCAGTATGCAGGGAAGTCACTAGAGTACCAACTACTTGTTACACCTGTAGATGTATGTTGGCTTGTACAAATGTATAAGTTACCGCCTTCTTTTACAATATCGTCTGGGACATAAGATGTGCTAGTAGCCCATTCGTTTTGGTAGTCAAAACCTGCTGTATGAAGTTGCCAGTAGGCACTATCTCCAGAAAATCCAGATTGTGATACTGCTGAGGTATGGTTACCGATACAGACATAAGAGTTCGCACCGAATCTCACGATGTCATCTATAACGAAAGCGGTAGCTGTTGTCCAGTCACCTCTCCAGTTGAACTTTAGTCTGCCAAGTCTAAATTCTGCCATTGTTAGTAATCTCTATACTGGTCCTGAGTATGTGTGGGATCCATTGACTTGCAGGACAAGGTATCCTTCAGCGTCTAGGAAATAATTAATGTTTCGTCTATCGAAACGAATCTGTTGATATTTATCTTGTGGATTGTTGCTTGCTGATTTTTGTTCAGTAGTTTCTTCCACATAATCTTGGTAGTCACCAAACCCTTCCACTTGAGTTCCATCTGTTCTAAAAGGATCAAAAGTTTCTGTAGTTGATGCGGTACTTACCTTAGTAAGATGCAGCATATCCTCAGAATCTCTTCTTAAAGCATACACATAGTATCCTTTTGAGTCCTTGGGTTGGTAATGTTGGTTGCTTAGAGTAAGTGCCATTAGCTAATGATGTTCCAATAAGATCCGTTCCACAAAAGCATAACAGTAATAGAGGCGACATCTAAAATCAATGGAGGTGACTCCAAATTTCCTATTGCATCTCTAAATTTGTTCACAGCGTCAGTAATAATAACATTATTTATAGCCCATGTGTTCGCAGCATCGTGTATTTCTATACTATCACCGATGGATAAACCAACAGTGGGCATAGCAAATGTTAATTCTGCTGATGATGTGTCAATAACATAGCGTTTATTGACTGTCATTTGACCGCTAGAACTTAACAATGTCCAAACTGGAACCGCACCTGTTGCTGCTGATGCAACAGTCTCGATGTTATCGCCACTTCTAATGTAGATTTTTTGGTCTACAATATTAATCGCTAGTTCTCCATCTTGGAGATCGGACAGACCTGGTATCTGTCCAACGGTCGTACTTCGTTTTGGTTTTATTGCTGTAGGCATTATCTAGACAGACGCTTCTAAGTTATTTATCAGAAATAATTAATGGATATTACTGCTCTTGCCTTTTGATCTGTGCAGGTAGAACTATTGTGCGGTATTGATCCATCAAAAAATACTATTCTATTTTCTACACTCTCTACTTTAGTGCCATCTTCAAACTCAGTGTACCCATTATTAGTATTCATATAGAATACAATAGTTTTATGTGGAAAATTATAATCAGTATGTTTTTCATGTACGATTTGTTTACCTTGATTTGTATACAATAATGCTCTTGCTCTAACGATAGCATCCATTTCTATCTGTTCAAATAAAGGTACACACTCTTGAAAGAAAGAACTAGTGGGTTGATAGTTCTCATATATTCTATGAGTAAAATAAAAATGTTCGTCTTGATTCTCACCTACATTAGCAACCTCTGCTTCATACAACCAAGGAAAATTATGTCCTAGTATCGTTGTCTTTAAATGCTCAAAGTAATCCTGTGGCAAATAGTTATCTACAATCTTCATGTTCTTACTATATTAAATGAGATAGAAATTCTTGTATTCTTACTACGATTTATGTCTACTCTATGTGGTAAGTGTGCAGGAAATAAAAGTAACTGTCCTTCTTTAGGGGAAAATGATTCGTTAGTGCGGTTCTCATAACTAGCACGAGAGAACTCATCATAACAAGAGAATGTAATTGGTTGATCTTCTGGAGTTTGTATCCAAAGAACTCCAGACAATACACAACCAGGATGAGTGTGTTGTACATTGTAACAGTTCTCATAGTTAAAGTTAAACCACATGTTAGATAACCTTAGATCATCTACATGTAAAGATGACAGATCATCTCTAACATATTCTTCTATCGTAGAGATCATATGCTCTGATATATTGTTTAAGTAAGGAGCAAATGATTCTTCTAAGTAAAATTGATCAGGACTTTGGTAACCACCCTGATTACTTTTACCAACAGTTTCATGTTTATATGAGTAATCTATCATCCATTGGATCATGTCATCTCTGTAGGCACTAAACTTTGTATCCTCTGATGTAAGTATCTTTGTAGGAAATAAAAACTCAGGTGGATATAATTTAATCGTCATCAATAAAGATTGAATGCAATGACAGTTCGATACTTGTCACTAAAATGAGGAGGAGATTGATGGAATAGATTGCATGGAAAAAGAACTAGATCCCCCTCTACAACATCAATAGATTGTATATCTTTTCCTCCATCTATATTTGGAGATGGTTGTAAGAATTCAGTAGAACTATGTACTGTTGGATCCATCTCAGCATAAAACACACATGCATAACCACGAGGTCCATGATCATGAGGAGCATGGAAGTTATTTTTTGCATATCTTTGTAACCAACACCTAGTTATATCACAAAACTTATACTCAGATTCTTGTAAGAATAAACCAAGATAAGGTTTTACTAACTCCATGAAAGCAGGTTCATAACGAGGACGATTTGAATGATGCTCTGCATAGTCTCCTCCCTGTTGATGGTAATCAGTCCAATTAATCTCTGGTTGTTGTTTTCTTTTATCATCCCAAGGAACCATACCAAGAATCCTTTCTTTATTCTCTGCCCATTCTTTGATATGAATTTTGTGTACTTCAACTTTCCAAAGTACATTTGTTTGTGCAATAGTCATGAGTAACTGAATAGATAATTTTTGACAAAGGAGTCGGACTTCTCTTCACCAAATTTTGCTTTGAGGTATCCTCTAACTGGATCTAACTTTGTCATGTATGTATCAAAGTCTTTATACTCTGTAGTATCCTCCCCTTCTGGTTTCCAGAAGTCAAGCATCTCTTTATAATTTCTTAGATATAATTTAAACATTGTCAAATAATTATCTACCTCCTCTGGTTTACAGTAGCGAACAAATATATTTTCAGAGAAATGATTACCCATCTCAAAGAACCTATACTTACCATCGTCTTTTGGTAATCCCTCTACAGAATACAAAAAGTTTTCTTTAGGATGTTGGAAATCAAATACTATTATAACTTTCTTCTCACTAAATTTCATCAAGTCCATACCAAAGCAAGGTAAGTTTGCACCTGTCTTAGGATACAATATATTATTATAGATGTCAGATCTTTTATCTTGTATCAATACTTCTCTTGCTTTTATAAACTGTTTACTCTTACGAATGTCTGCTTTTAATGTAGCACCTTTTGCATCCCAGTCTGCCCATGTCTCAGACCATACCAAATCAGGGAAGGTTTCGTAGAGAGATTCTATATAATTTTTCCAAATACTATTTTTCATAAAGACTAAAGTATGCTCTAAGTTGTGGTTCTGCATTACCATAAAAGTATGTATCCTTTAACGCAGAACATCTAAAACCATTGTCTATGTAGAGATTTTCTAGTTCCTCTTCTCTGAAACGATAAGGACCGTTGGGTTGATCAAAGTGAGGATTGCATCTAAGTTCATAAGGACTCAACACTTTTAATAGTATAACACTATCTTCATGTGTAATATTATCAATCATATCGAAGTAATTGTCAACAGTCTCTTCACGAATAAGATTGTGTATGAGTCCTCTGTCTATTATAAAATCATACTTCTTATCTAACCTAGAGTTAAGAGCATCATCTATCTTAAAGTTAGTAATAAAATATTCTAAATTGTTTTCAATGTCTGCTCCTGTTACATCAAAACCTAATTGCTCAATGTAATATGACAAAGAACCATTACCACAACCTAGTTCTATTACTGAATAATCTTTTGGATTTGTAAACTTTCCAAAGAAATTTTTATAGTCTGGGTCGAACCCATGATAATCATAGAGCTTCATCTTTTGGTAAGTAAACCTCTACGGTAGAGTTGCATTTAGGACATGATAGATTAGTAACTACTGCAATGTCTTCACACCCATAGTCTTCACCTGTGAAATCTGATCCCCAAATCAACTCAGTATTACAATGCCAACAATTCATTTCTTAAACACTCCTAACTTTGCTAGAAGATAGACTCCTAGTATAGTCCAGAATAAAATTTCTATTGCATAGTTATTCATTTGTGCTTCAACCTCTCATCTAATACTTCATTTATTATATCTTTGATCTCCTGTCTCATCTGTGGAGATAATGCACCAGTCATAGTATAAGGATTGTAGAAATAATCTGCATCAGTAACTGATATACCCACAGTTCCCATCATTGTATCATCTATAAAATGATGTGAATACATATCATCTATGTCTGCAACAACTTTGTCTGCTCTTTCCCTGTCCTTTGGATCAGTGAAAGGATTCTCTGCATCAGGATCATTACGAGTGTAATCGTACCAATAATCAGAGTGTTCTATGTTATCTGTGTGGATCATAACGGTAAATTGTTACTACTGTAATTATAATACAAATTAATGCAATTGCAAATATAGTTAACATAAAAAAAGAGGGTAATCAATACCCCCTTATTATATCAGATTTTATTATGAATTACAATGCGTTACCACGAGGTAATACTTCCTCTGGGAATACAAAGTTCTCGTGTGGTTGATCTACAGATGACATCCATGCTCTCATACCTTCATTAAGAAGTATATTCT